TTGCAGACTTAACTACCAAACAAGTTGAGTTTGTTGTTGCACACGAAATCCTACATAACGTTTTTGAGCATATGCTCCGCGTAGAAGGACGCGATCGCAAGATATGGAACATTGCCGCTGACTATTCAGTTAACGGTACGTTAGTCCGTGATCGTATCGGTGAAGTTCCTCCTAAGATTAAAATCTTCCACGATACTGCCCACTACGGCAAAAGTTCAGAGCAGATCTATGATGAAATCTACGATACCATGGACGATCAAGAACTTGAAGCACTTGGTCAATTGTTGGACGAACATATTGACTGGGAAAAAGAAGGCAAAGGCCGCCCTGCTTACTCAAAAGAAGAACTTAAACAAATCCGAGACGAAGTCAAAGAAGCAATGATGACTGCGGCACAGGCCGCCGGTGCTGGAAATGTACCTGCGGAAATTGGTCGTATGATCAAAGAGCTTACTGAGCCAAAAATGAACTGGCGTGAAATTCTGCGGCAGCAAATTCAAAGTACTATTAAGAATGACTACACCTTTATGCGTCCTAATCGTAAAGCGTGGCACATGAGTGCAATTTTGCCAGGTACTAACTACGATGAGACTATTGATATCTGTATTGCTATTGATATGTCAGGTTCTATTAGTGATGAGCAGGCAAAGGACTTTATCAGCGAGATTAAAGGCATTATGGATGAGTACAAAGAGTATAAGATTAAACTCTGGTGCTTTGATACCAAAGTATATAACGAAGCAGACTTTGATGGCTATGGTGCAGACATTATGGAATACGAAGTTAAAGGTGGCGGTGGTACTGAATTTGATGCTAACTGGGACTACATGAAACAACACGATATTAATCCTAAGAAGTTTATCATGTTTACAGACGGTTATCCTTGGGGTAGCTGGGGTGATGAAAATTACTGTGATACAGTATTCATCATTCACGGCAACAATACTATTGTTCCACCTTTTGGTGCTCACGCATACTATGAGTCTAGTGATAAAACTTGATCCTGATGCATTCAGTGCCGGCCAAATTGAAAGTAAAGTTTGGGCGGCACGTGAGTTAGAACCTATAGTGGCTCAACTAAAAATTGAGCCACTTCGTATTGCTATTCTAGGCGGATGGTATGCTCTACTGCATTTTATTTTGCAAACTAGGGAACGTGTTAATATAGAATATTGTAGATCTTATGACGTTGACCCGAGTGTGTGTATGGATGCAAATTTGATTAATAATACTTGGGAAATCAAAGATTGGCAATTTAGATCGTTCCCTAGAGATGCAAATCTAAATACATATAACGATAATATCAATCTAGTAGTCAATACATCAACAGAACATTTTACCAGTAGAGAATGGTATGATCATATACCTGCAGGAACGCTGTGTTTGTTTCAAGGTAATGATCTAGTTATTGATGATCACGTACAACGTCCGGAAAGTTTAGAGCATTTTAAATCTCTTTGGCCGCTTAAAGAACTGTTTAGCGGTTCTTTACACTTTAATTTTAAAGATGCTCCCTACACTAGACACATGACAATTGGTTACAAATAATGGCATTGAAAAACGGCAAACCTAATGCACTTAATGCATTAGATTTAAGAAAAGTAGTATTTCCAGCAAAACATTTTCATTACACTCTATTAGAAAAATATACTCCTACATATCATAAAACAATAGATACGTGGATTTATCAAAATCTCAATAGCAGATATTATGTGGGACAAGCAGTTGATCTAATAGACAACACTATTGTCTATGTTACAAAGATTGGTTTTGAGCAAGAAAAAGAACTTAGTTTTTTCAAACTTGCCTGCCCACATTTAACCTAACTACTAATTAATAAGCATATATAATTTATACAAGGAGGTCACTATGACTGAAGAAACAAAAGTAGAACAACCAGCCGAGGCTGCGGCAACTCAAGAATCAAATGATTTAACTATCAACGATCTTAATGCGATGCGAACTATCATTGATATTGCTAGTTCACGTGGGGCATTTAAACCTAATGAAATGGTAGCTGTTGGTCAAACTTATAACAAATTATCTGCATTCTTAGACACTGTAGCAAAAACAGCTAAACCAGGAGTTTAATATGCAAACCTTAAAACATGTAGGTCGTATTAAGTCAACAGGACGCAGATGCCTAGTAGTGTTTAGAACACTGCCTGGAGATGCATTTAGCTGTCTAATTATTCAAACAGAAAGCCTTGATGCAAGTCAACATGATTCTCTTATTAATTTAGTTGAGTCAAACGCTGCCCAGTCAGCAAACGAGTTTAGTGAAGTGTTAGCTAGGGCAGTTTTTGGAGACGGCAGTACTATGTTGCCTAGTCTACATGCAAGGGGATTGTTATTTAAGTTTCCTACTGATCAAATTGAAATGGTTCCTAATACTCAGGCTGTTATTTTACTATCAGAATTAAATCAAATAATTGCACAACAAGCAGGTGTTAGTGTACAAGATCTTGCTATTCGACCATCTGCTAAAGAAAATGTTGAAGTACAAGAACTAGCAAAAGTAAAAGACATTAGTCCTACTACAGGTAACACTGAACCGCTAATGGATCAATATGATGCTGGAAGAACTACATCGGCTAGTGTAAATGAAGATGGCATCTTAACTGATGATATGCTGGCTAAAAAATATCGCAGCGATGCGGACCGACTAAGCAAGGAAGCTGCTCAACTTCGCCGTATGGCTGAAGAATTAGTACCCGCTAAGAAAAAAGCCGCTATTAACGAGTGACTAACGGAAAACCATTTCCTAAAGATGTAGTCGAACATTGGCCCGAGGTATTTGGAGAGATTACCCTAAACGTAGTACCTCTTAAATATCTCGACTCAGTTACAGTTACATTTAAAAATAAAAAAGTTTGGGAAATTAAAATAGCCAGCCAGCAGGCGCAATCCGACTGGGATTCGTTTGAAGCAAATCTTAAAGAGATGCTTGCTTCATACGAAAGTGAAATAGAAAATGTAGATTTTAAACTCGATACTGAGAGAGTTAAAAAAGACATGATTAAGAATACAAATAAATTTTTAAAGAAAAGAAAATTAAAATGAATGTTAAATTGATTAGCTATAGTCAACCCACACAAGAATTTGCAGAGTTAGGTGTTGATAACGCACAAGAATTAATTGCATATTGTGCCCGTGTTAGCAATCCTGCTAATCAACTCAATACAGAAACAAGCGAAAAACTCATCAAATATTTGGTCAAGCACCAACATTGGTCACCACTTGAAATGGTAAGTGCTTGCATTGAAATCACAACTACCAGAGATATTGCCCGTCAAATCTTGCGACACAGAAGTTTTAGTTTCCAAGAATTTAGCCAACGTTATGCTGATCCTACAAAGGATCTAGACTTTGTAACTCGTGAAGCTAGATTACAAGATCCTAAAAATAGACAAAATAGTGTTGCTACTGAAGATGAACAACTTCAAGCAGAATGGGAATTAATCCAACAGGCTGTTATCGGTGCTGCCAAAGAAGCATACGGATGGGCTATTGAAAATGGCATTGCTAAAGAACAAGCTCGTGCAGTATTGCCAGAAGGCCTCACAGAAAGTCGTTTATATATGAATGGAACACTGCGTAGTTGGATTCACTTTATTGAATTACGTAGTGCTAATGGTACACAGAAAGAGCACCAAGAAGTAGCAATTGCCTGTGCAAAAGCAATTGCAGCCATCTTTCCGATGGCTACTGATCTAGTTACTCAGGGCGCATAGGCAACTTAACATTAAGTTTAAATTGTTCGTACAACCAGGACCAGTCATTAATTTTAATTAATGCGTCCTGGTTATTTTTATTCTCAATTCCATACTGCATACCTAACGCGGCACCAGGTATTACATATTCTCCAAACCGTCTATCTAATCCTTTAGTGGTCCAAGCAGATAAACGTTTGACGTTTTCTTCTTGATCACTTCGTGCAATAGTATTACTGGCTAACTTAGCTGCTTCACGGAATCCACTGCGCCAGGCATTCCAGGGACTAGATGCAAATCTATTAACGCTTGCAACTTTAGGCACTATGGTGAGTTTATTACCAAGACTAGTAGTAATGTCAACCCCGTCTTTTGTTATGTCAAATAACATTTTAGGTAACAGTTTAATAGCACCGTTGCCGTACTCTAGATCGTTTATTTCATTACGACTGTGCCAAATATGTAC